CTGAGCTGCTGAATTTCCAGCAATATCTCCCATGGCTTCAGTAACACCTGATGTGGATCTAGCGTTAAGTGCAGACAACCTTGAACTATCAGCTGACATTCTGGCAAATTCTGCATTGTTCTGATACTGGACCACTTCAGCACGTTTCTGGCCGGAGGCATATACAGCGTTGACCTTCATCGTCATTGCATCCATCTCTTTAATTAGGTCCATACTGGCAACCACCTCTGCGGCACTACCATCACCAAGCACAACTCCCCGAGCAGCAGCTTGAGTTTTAAATGCTTCTTTCTCTTGGCCTACCTTAGCGGTGAGCCAACTAATACCTTGATTTGCGCTCTCAAGAATACTTTGTGCTTCCTTCTCTGCCTGCCTCGCATTTATGTCAGACATAGACGCTGAGTAGTCATCAGACAACGCCTGAGCCTCATATTTGATAGCGTCAGACTCCATACCAAACTGTGCAAGCTTCAAGTCGAACTGTTGTGTGGTTAGCTGGTGTGCCTGCTGCTGCAAGTTAAACTTGCGGCCATACTGACTGGAACTAAAATCAAAAGATCTTTGCTCACTGGCAATCTGTGCCCGAGTGTTCTCCAATTGAATTGAATTGTACGCAGTTGATGCTTTGGATAGTGCCCCAACTATACCGAATATTATCTGGGCTCCCATCATTAGGGTGCCGCTTGATAGGGTGGATGCGCCAGAGGAAGCTAGTGGTGAAAATCCACCAACAGTTGCCCCACTCGCGTATGTTCCACCTCCCCATCCAGCTGGGGTGCCGCTTGAAAATGGACCTGATAATAGTGAAGCCATCTAATTAATCCTCATAATTCTATCCACCAATTGCGACTTCATAGGTCACACCAACAATTGATACTGGTAATGGATTAGTCTGTCTAATCAATAGTTTACCATTATCGTTCCAGTCTGGTTTCGCTACAATTTCTATCTCTCCCGTTTTAAGGGCTGTCGGAGATCCGTATGGCTCAGTAGTTCTAACCTTGGCCTCAATTAAATTATCAGCATTAGGACCAACAAATAGACTAGATGATGCGCTTACACGAACCCAAGCCTTATTGATATTCTTCGTTCTGCCCTGACCAAACGACCCATCCCGTAAACCAATGGTTGCTGGTAATAGCTCAATATCAGCTGTTACTGGGAGCCCCGCCTGTACCACGGAGGATGGCCTGTCTAATGTAATTGATCCAGAAGAAACGGTCTTCTGGGGGTGAACAGCGCCATCAGTGAGGATGTTTAGCGTTTCCCCCTCCAGCCAAGTCAATCCGGTGACCGTATCTCTGGCAAATGACCAATCGGTCCACGCTGCAGACCTTAATTCAACTGGTAATGCTTTATCAATCTGCCCGGTAACCACCGTAGTTGATGTCACCCCCTGAATAGTGAATCTATACAACTCACCATCAGATCCCGTAAATTCAATAACGTCACCAATATCTGTCAGGGCCGGGTAAGCAAAGGCCGCTGGTAATGCTGTAACGGTTAGCGTTTCTGTTCTATTCCACTGAGTTCCACCACTAATAGTCATCCTATCTGATCCGGTGTTGCGACCATCGTAGGTAGCAGACGAATCAGATAAAACCATATCTTTAATATCATTGATCTTTCTGGTGTCCATGCGTTCTATATAGCGCACTATGGAGCCATTAATAGTTCTCTTAACAATCACGTACAAATGATCCTCAGTGCCTTCAGCGACCACACAGCAAGACTCAAACGCACCATTCACGGTGTCATGCTTATGAAATGCGCCGACCTGCTGCTCTGGAACGTAAGTTAAACCCAAAAGTAAGCCAGATGTGGAAACCATCCACACGATAGGGTCTGGAGCCTTCTGATAAGCAGCTTGGGATATCTCGTAACCATCAAATAGGTGAGGAGCCCTCAAACAAAGGTCACCAGTAATGTAACCTCTGGCAGTATCGTTGTAGCCCATCTCTCGAACGTGGCCACCACGCGCGGCGAAGTAGATCACCGAGTTGTTTACAATAACTGGTTGAACATTAGACGCTCCAATAAACGATTGAGGTCGAACGGATATTGTATTTGGAGTAATTGCGTCTGAGTTGACGGATGTCACTCGCCATTCAACCGACGATGTGAACAGTAGTAGATCGTTCATCGGAACAATGTGTCGAATTCGGTCTGCTTCTCGAGCAGCTACTTTAAATGCAATTCGATCGCTATCTCTGGTTGGTAGTGAGTAGGCAAGCTCTGCCTCTGTACCAGCTTTGGTCATCCATATTTTCTGTGGATCGGTATCGGTTCCACCAAAAGCTCGACGCTGCTCAAAGTAAGATACAGCTCCCGGGTACTCGTTAGTTGCTGCCAGTGCATCATCATAAATTGGCGGGGTGATCGCCAGATCAGGTGCAATATTGTCATCGGTCATAGCGAGCGTTTCCGTCTCACCAATATATCCGAATATTCCACCCTGCAATTTGTAGACCCTGTACCTTGAAGCAGCCGTGACGGCGCTCCAGCTGATAGCGCCTATAGACCCACTGGTAAATAGGTTGCCAGTATCGGTCCCAGCAGATGATGCCTTAGATTCACCGATTCCATCAGCGTGAATTGCTGTGACTACATACTTATATGTATAGTCGGCAGCACCACCAACAGCCACCGTTGGGGCACTAGGGGCCGCTATTCTTTCACCAAACTCTATATCAACTAATGTCCACTGCGTAGCTCCAAGCCTTCTCAGCTCCGCTGTTGGGTAATTTGGGTGGGCAAGAGTAAGGATGTCAGCTGATTGGACATAATGAATATCAAATAGGTCAGCTTCAGCGTAAGCGTTTGGTATTTCGTAAGCCGTACTTGGTAGAGGATACCAATAAGTAGCGTTTGCGGGCGCATTTCCTGTAGTTGCTTTTATGCAGTAATAGTTTGTACCGGAACTTGAAACAAGACCCCCAATAACATAGGCCGCGCTGTTGTCATAAGCAGCTGGTGATCCTGCAAGCAGTGTGGCCCCAGCCGTGTGGAATCGAATATAACCCTCACCCAACTCAATCACCATCGTTTGTGTGGTGGAATAGGTGAACGGTAGCAGTGTAGATTCCTTGCTTGAAACCTTTGTTTCAATGACAAACTTGAATCCAGCCCTATTCTCGGCTGGACCTTGTGGTCTTACCTTATAATTTAAAATAGTAGCAGCGCCAGACTGAAACTTTACATCGTCGGCACGGCCAAACATCTCAGGTGACATCTCTCCACCTGAGAATGACTGTTTAAGTAAACGTACAGATGCCATTATCGATCATTTAGCCATGAAGGAATATGGGCAGGATTCAGTCGCTCCTGACTCTTGTCTGATGCGAACGCAGTCTCCACCATGGCAATGGCCATAGCTTCTGATTGTTTCGCTTGCTGTGCTCCGGGCTCGCCTTTAATAATTGGGCCAGCCAGCAGTGATGCTAGGTAGTGGCTCAGTGATAGAACAAACAGCGGTGTAAATTTTGTGCTGTCGGTAATTCTTACGGTATATCGAACGATAGCATCCAGCAGATCAGTCATAATGACTTCATCGCCATTGCTTAGAGTCTCCATATCATACGGCACCACCACCTCAGATGTTCTTCGGTAGACCTCGGTTGCGTATGCTGAAGTTGATACATACGAGATTATGTTATCGTCGGTAGTATCGTCAGGAATAAGATCTCGGGCCTTCAGCATATCCGCTGGAGGGGCGTAGACATAATCCCAAGCTGTGGTATGAGTGGCGATCGCTGCCATCGTGGATCTCCGCGAGGCAAACTTCCAATCATATAATTCTAATAGTGCATCACGTGCTATTGGGTAGAACGTCTTGCAGTGCTCGGCCTGTGCAGATCCTTCAGGTGGATCAATAGACGAGACAGTCGCGCTATCACCTAGATGCGATAAGGCTATATTACAGATCTCAACTTCACTAGCCATCTCAATGTACCTTTAAAAAAATGGGGCCGTAGCTTGCGCCTAAGCCCCATTAAACCTATACCAATAGGGGGAGGAGAAATTTATTTAGGAGCCACCTTTTCAACCCACTCTTCTGAAGAGTTGGCTTTCTTGGGAGTGGCACCCTGAACAGCTGCAGCAACACCCGGCTCGTAATCTTCAGCTTTCACCAGATTAGATCCGGGTCGACCGTCATAGATTACTTTGTCTCCAGCTTCGTACAATTGATTGTCAATAAATGACTTCTCAGTGCAGATGTACTTATTATTCGCAGCCTTGGGCTTTGCAGCAGCCTTGGGTTTTGACACAGCCTTGGACTTAGCTTTAGATTTTGATACAGCCATTTGTGTTTCCTCTAAAAGTTAATTATCTTAACTAGACTACAAAGCCAGAAGCATGAAACTTCTCGCCATCTTGAACAGTCTCAACAACATCAGTAGTAACTTTGCCAGCTGAGGCACTGGAACCAGTGATAACGTATCGAGCACCCAAGTATCGCTGACCCAGCGAAGCTAGTTGAGGGGGTATTGGCACAACTATAGACTTGCCGACAATCAGCAAAGCGATAACTATTGTGCCGGATGATGAAATCACTGTAGGGCTGGTCAATGCTGCCGCAGCCGAAGTGATAATTTCAAAGTTGACAGACGTTGCTGTAGCAAAGTTTACATCAATATTGAAGTGCATGTACAAAGGTTTCCCTTCGCCAATATCTCGAGTCACCCCAAGATCGATAGTGTTCTCAGACACGGCTGACGCAGTAACTGCTTGAGCCGTTGAGAGACGTAAAAGGTCATCAGTAATCATAATTTTGCTCCGTAATTTATACGTTCAAAGATTCAAGTTTATGTTACACGCGATTCTGTTTTCAGAAGCGCATCACATAGCCGTAGGGGTACACCGTTAAAGTCGGTCCATCGATGAGGTAGGCCAAACTGATCCAAACCTGCCTGATTCGCCAACACACTGGATGCAGTGTCTTTGGCCATCTTACGAAGACCTGACATTGTTCCACGGTTCAAGTAGAAGCATGACTTACCCATATTAATGTTAGGAATTTGCGTAATCGCGTCATCCATAAGATCAAGAATATTAGTAGCTGCAGCTATTGCTTGAGTCCCTGTTCTAGCTTTTAGATCACTGACATCGATGTTCGCAATACGAACAACATAGCGCCAATCTTTAACCATTAAACCAGAATCCCAGTTATACATTTCAGCAAACACTTGCATACGTTTCCCGGCAGTATCAAAAGTAGTCATCTCGCCAAGATCTTTCTGGTCAAGACCAGCTTTAGAACCTTGAGGAAAAGGACAGTAGACAGTGTTTTCACCCCAAACTACAAGGTAGATAGATTGGTTGTCAGAGCCACTTCCGCCAGCATCCAGAATATTGGCAGCATTACCAGCTGACAAATCAGAATAACGAGGGGCCAGACCTAAATGCTTCTTTGGGTCTGTTGAAGGGTTGCCATAAAACAATGTGCTTGCCTGCTCTTGGTTCATCGCTTCGATAAATGCTCGAGCTTCCTGCGCTCGGGACGCTTCACGGTTACCACCAAGATTAGCCAACTTAACGTCGACCTCGCTTCGAGCTTCTAGCATTGAGCAAGCTTCTGTAATCTGTACAGAGGTTGATTTGCTCGGTGCAATTGGCTCATTAAGCGCCCGGTAATAAACATCAGGTAGGCCAGTTCGTACAGTGGCTTGTTCGCCAGTGACTAGGTTGCCTTCCCGAAATTGACAATCCATAAGGATTTCATTTGTTTGAGAAAGAAGCTCCGCCACAACAGCTACGTTGCCATCCGGGTCCATCTCTTTAGCCCAATCGGCTAGAGTTTTAGTTGTTGTTGATAAAGTTGCCATGTTAAGACTCCAATAATTTACTTAAAAGTTTATGCTATTGAGAAGTCGGGTTTGTATACAGTTTCTTGCCAATCTGGGCATTACTCTGCTGGCTAACTGGGACATTATTGACCGCAGGATCGCCACCACCTACAAAACCATCTTCGCTCGTAGCTCGTCCAACCCTGTTCAAAAAACGTAGCACCGAAGGGTGGCTACCAAGGTTAGTTTCCTCGAGGAGATTACGGAAGTCATCATCACCGAAAGTTTCCACAGCCTTCAGAGAAGTATTGATAGTTGCTTTGAGATTATCGCCGCCAATATCTTTGTCCTCTGTCGTTTGCTTTTTCCAATCTTCGTGCATAGCCTCAATCTGTTCAACATTTGATTGTTGAATAACTGGAGCCACGGTATCTAACATCTTCTGTGCATCAGCTTGGTTAAGACCAGAATCCCGGGCAACCTTTTCGTAGGATTCCAAAACAGCTGGGTGATACTCAACACCTTCCGGGGCGGAGAACTCATACTTTTCTGGGGGACCATCGGTTGTTTTGGTTTCGTCTTCAGAGCCATCGGCTTCGGTCTTTACTTCAGCTTTCGCATCAGTATCAATTTCAGCTTTAGTTTCTTTAGACTGCTCTTCAGCCTTAACATCGGTTGATGTTTCCTCACTTACTTCTGACTCCTCAGTATTAGACTCGAGTAGAGTCGTATCTTGAGTGTCAGCACTTCCAGCACTAGCATCGCCACTTTCGTTGGTATTTGGAGCCTCGGCACTATTTGCTGTTTCTGTCATCTTCTGTTGCCTCATTTAGCATTAAAGTATATTTGCTTGGATCTACTTCCATTACCTTGGACATAAGCATTAAGCCTTGATCACGTTGACCCTCTAATCGAGCCATCATCATCGCCGTGGTGTGGAAGCAAGATCTGTTGGTCCCGGCATTTGCCAAGAGCCACCATAAAATTCTTCTACCTGCCTGATCATTAAGAAACCACTGAAAGTCTGCGTTAAGCAGCCTCTGGTTAGCCTCTGTATTAAGCCGGATCTGCTCAGCGGTTAGCTTTTGCTCTTGAAACCCGTAAGGATCAAAACCGCTAAACTCCTGAGTGTCACCTTCAAAACCATCTTGACTCATACTTTACACCCCAAACCACTCACCATGGGTCCGCACTATTGTTCACCCAATCCAGCAGCACCTAAATCCTTAGTCGCAGCAGCGGCTTGCTGTGCAGCATCTAGCTGTTGTTGCTGCTGTTGAGCTTCTGCCCGAGCCTGTCGGACCCTCATCGCATCATCAGTAGAATTAATTAATCGAGGGCTTGTGCCTAATGTGCTCGAATAATCATCCAGCCAAGCATCTGCATTAAATTTATCCATTACCTCTGGCTTAATTTGGGAGACAACACCAATAGAGCTAACCAATCGATCGACCGAGTTTAGGCCAACGGTCCGCTGTGCTTGAGCAAGCATCGAAACAAATACAATACTTAACTCCATATCATTCAACTCTTCGGGGGCATCAGGCAATATACCCGCATTGCTCATTGCCTCGAAAGTGACCGTGATTAGTGGCTCGAGGGCTTCGTTGTGCAGGCGCTCCATTACCGGGCCCAACATCAATAGTTTTTCCTCGTGCCTCTCTGCTACCTCGGTTGCTGTCATCCGGGTGTCCGTGGCGTTAGCCAACATTAGGAATAAGTCGGAGTAGAAACCCCGATTAATCCGCTGACGCACATCATTTATGTCAGCCGTTAGGTGAGACAGATCTAAATTAACATCAAAAGCTGTTCTGATAGTCGATTGTGGGCCAGCTGCTGTAGTGTTTGTTATCCCCCCGGGGAGACGATCAACTGCAGATACACCAACAGGCACCTGCAATGGTGGGTTAGTTTGGTAATCAATTCCTTGGCCTTTGCGTAGCTGCTGATGCATCAACTGCTTGATATCACCAATGGTGTCTGAACCGGGGCTATTACCATATACATCACCACCACTTGAAGACCATCGCGGGACCATGCACGGAAATGTCTTAAAACCGCTAATTCGTAACCACTCGTGCTCTTGCTCTGCACCCTCCTCCATGTAGTAAGACCCATAGGCCATATTCTTATTATCAAGCTTGGTTGGGTCCCGATCGAACCTTGGCTCAATAGCATGCAGGATATTGACTGGCGCTTGGAGTGTTCCCTTCTCGTGCAAAAGTCTAGTCTGCCGGGATACGTTTTCAATGCCAAATTCTCGAACAACTTCAGCAACCGTCTTCTGGAACTCCCGGTACAGGGTGTTAACCTTTCCTTCCGGGTCTGTAGCTATACAATACTCACCAGCTGTCAAACCATAGTTATGGATGACTGTATCGTAATTTGGAAGGATAACGTTTGCGTAAGTACCGTATCCGGCAAGCTCCTCATAACAGTTATGCAGCATGCGGTAGGTGTTAGATCGATTGAAAATGGTCATCATTAGCTGAGACACACTCTCGAGCCAAATTTTGACGGGCGCGTGTCTGTTTAAATCTTGATCTGCTGTCTCGAGCTTGAACCACTGTCTAGCTGGGCTCGATGCTCCAGCCATCATTCCAGCACCCAATATTCTTAGGGCGTAAGTAGCTGTGTTGTCGTAAATAGCGTTAGTCTTTTTGCCACCTTTGTTACGATCACTAACCAAGAACCGACCAGTTGTTGGCATTAAAAATTTACTTATCTCACGCCACTGATCTATTTTTGGAGTGCGCTCACTTTTAAGTGCAGCCCACCGTTCACGAATGCGAGATTTTAATGGGACACCGGGCTTTGATTCACCCTTTGAATGTGATGTATGCATTTAAGATCCTAACAAGCTTGATTTGCCTAATGATAGATTTGAACTATCAACTCCTTTGGTGCCAGTAAGCATGGTGCCTTTGACTCCACCCTTGATGGCTTGCTGTGCTTTCGATAGCAGCTTGCCTGAGTTAGGTCGCTTCTGCCGGGCACGGTTTAATTGTTCGTCCTGCTCTTTCGCTTGGGCCGCTGCTCGAGCACTAGCCTGTGAAAACTGCTCCTGCTGAGAGGCATACTGCTCACCCATCAAACTAAGCTGGCCTTGGTAGATAGAATTCTGTTCAGATAGCAATCCAGCCTGTTGTGCAAACGCTTCACCCTGTTGGGAAAATGATTTTCGTTGCTCCGCAAGCTCTGCAGCCTGAAAGCTTTTCTGTTCTTCTAAAGCTTTATCTGCGCTGGCTTGTTGCGATCGGGCTGTAGACGAGGCTGATTGTCTGGCTTTTCTAGCGGCTGATCGCTGTGAGACCAAGCTAACTGTGCCAAGCCCTACTGTTGCCGCTATTAACGCTCCGTTTACACCCATAATTAAACCTCTTTACTGTAGATAACATCTTGGACGTTATAGTTTTGCCTTTGCATAATAGCTTCCAGCGCGGTTCCTTTTTTACAGTGCCACATCATCATCCGTGCATCCACATGCTCTGCTTCTTGCTCTGTAAATTTAATTAATCTCATACCTAATGTAGAGCCCCGGTGGTCTTTGGAAACAAACAGAAGATCATTACTTAAACATTTTAAATCTACATAGTGAGGGTGATTGCTGATTATATTCACCGAATAACCAACCAGCGCATCATCTAAGAAGGCTCCCAAAATAATTAACTTCCCGCTGTCTTCGAGCGCCTCATAGGCAGACTCATCAGGCTTAATCTTCATCATTTTCTTATTGACGCAGATCTCATCCCAATGCTCTTTAAGCAGATCGTCAGCCAACGTCAAAATATCAGAAACTTTACAATGCTTAATTTCGTAAGACATAAAAGCCCACTAAAAACTCATTAGAAATAGAATACTAGCAGCTGATTAGCTCACCATGGGTCCGCTATTGGGGTCCACCATATCCACAATCAAATGGATTCTATCTTCAGCACCCTCATTCCCTGCGGTGTGCTCCTTCTTGTGATTGAACTGCCAGAACTCTCCAACCTTCATGTGGATGAATTCATTCTCTACCCTGTAGTAGGCATCCGGGTTGGTGACGATCGGCAGGTGATATCGACTAAAGTAATCAGAGTATCTGCCCTCATCTATGTGTGGGACTATCTTTCCACCGGGCTTGAGTTTGACAATCAGTATCCTACCCAATTCCTTAACCCCCATCATCTGCATGATCGGGCCCAATAGATACTTGAGCTCCACCATAAATAAATCCATAGCTGGATAATCATAGCTCCCAACATCATCAAAGTAACTCTCTACAGTGAATGCTTCAGGCCCACGGACATAGATGCATTCGGTATCACTATGGGCGGTGCCCGGAGCTTCTTGGCGTATTTTTATCTCATCAAAGAATTCCGGGTGAGCTTCGAGAGCATTGGCTAATGGTCCAACGTCTGAACCTTCGCTTATTAGTTTAAATCTCATATTGCGTTATATGGGTCGTGCCCTGATGATCCTCCACCTTGGCTGTGAGCTCTAACTAATTCACTAACGTACTTCTCCTTGGGCGTGTCCATCCTTGCCAAGAATAATGCGCTGGCATCATCCGGGGATCTGCCAATCTTATCGACGATCTCTTCCCGACTGCATACCTTGATCACTGATCCTGATAGCTTCCACGTGAATGCTGTCAGGTCCGCAAGTATCGATGGGTCATCTGGTAGCTCGATCGCTTTGTTGTTTGCCGGGTCCAGATCCTCTCTGAACTTCCACGCCAACTCACTTCTAAGATTGAAGAACGTCAGCCTTCCTGACTGGTCTGTGGCCATAGATTTCTCTGAGACATTGACACCCAGTGCTTGCTGATTGGATTGGATGAGAAAGTCATAAGGGCTCGAACCAACACCGATTACATCAACATGCTGTGGTGCCTGATCTCGAGTAGCAGCAATTACCAACCCGGCTACCGAGGGACCATCAGGTGTTTCCTTGCCAGCATATCTAAGCTGCTCGTCGTACCAGTTATCATGTCTCCTCGAGATAACAGTCTTATCACCACCACCCCGAGCAACGTCGACACCCATCGAATCCATAATTGGTTTCTTGTCTCTAGGCTTCCACCTTGCCTGAGCTGCTTCCACCCACGCCGTAGGAATAACTTGCCAGATGTCATCTTGCATACCGGCACCAAAGTCTCCGTGTAGCATCTGAGATCTTAGTGGCTCAGGTAGTGCTTGTAGTGTACTCATGTAATTGGTCCCCATCAGATGTGGATTGTCTGAAATTCTGGAAGGTATGAAGGTTCTGGATATCGGCCTGATCAGCTCACCTTCGTGCTCAAACTCATCACCAGATTCTACTTCGACATCCTTGCCATCCATAGCGGCGAACCATCGGATCTCACCGGGCTCCGCAGGATTTGGGTGCTTCTTTCCAATCCACGGCGCAAAGTAATCAATGATCCATCGGCCCTCAACGGTGGTAGGTGGGTTGAATGTCATCAATACTTTGACTGGCTGATTTGGATCTGTGGTCCGCAACCAACCCATGGTAAACCTGACTTGGATCTCCTTGTGATTTGCAGCCTCATCGTAGACCAGCAGGTCATGTGGCCGACCTTGATGTTTCTTCTCATCCCCCAGATTCGGATAGGCTCCCAACTCAATCTGCAATGCCTTACCATCTGACTCTCTAGGGATGCGCCATATCTTCTCGGACCCATTGTAGCCATCCCTGCTACCGACCAGCTCAACTAATCGATCAACAATAGCGGTGAGCTCCGTACCCGACTCTCGGAATATCCCAACGCGCTGGTGCTTGGTGAGAGACATCCCACAAGCTAAGTCAGTCTTGCCACCTCCTGCGGCCCCACCATAACCAATGATAGTGGCCTCTGACTCATAAGCCATCGTCTGCGGCCCCTTCAATGGCTCCCAGATGGGCTTATCCGCAGCTAGGAGCCCATCAAATTCCTTCAGCTCTTCTTCATTCAGGAAGCCAAGGGAGCTGGCTTTCATTTATTCCAACAGTGATGTTTATATTTTTTGCCTGTAGTACCGCACGGACATATGTAATTACGCATCCAGTTAGCCCTGAGCCGTGGGCTCTCGATGGAGAGTACCAGTTTGGCTTCATCCCGGGTGAGCTGCTTGCCATCGTGCTTTCGATACTTATTCTTAACGTCTCTAATGAACTGACTCAACACCCACTTCTTGCGGACCCCGATCGATAGGATCAAAACAGCAATCAACAGGCATGCTCCTGACATTAGGTATATTGGGATCATTACTTATTCTCATCCAGTATCTTAGGTTTGGGTAACCATGAATGAATCCGCCCACAAGCCCTACAGGCATCATACACCCAGACTACAATCTTATTGAGCACCACCTTGCGCTCTAACATCTTACCCCCGCAATCACAGGTCACTACTCACCAAGCCTAACGTCAATGTAGTCAACAATAAGCTTCCCGCTCTTCCCACTTTTATGAACGTGAATGGTAGCTGTGTAGTTCTCCTCTACAACATCCAACTTATTAAGAATCGCCTCATTTAAAGGTTTATCCAGTTCAATGTCTTTAGCCTTCAAAAAGGCCAGTCTCTCAAGCGCGTCCTGTGATGTGTTTAGCCCAGCGTACACACCATGTGCCGGATAATAGGCGGATTCAATCATGACACACCCCACACGATCAGCGTAGCGCCAACAATGAAGATCCCAACATGCCACATTGAGAACGATATCCACTTAATTGATCCACACCCAGCATCATGTCCAGTTTCCTCTATGTGATTATTTATAAGCACTTGGCTGTAGTCTGGCTTGTTATTTGGGTTCTCGATCTCAGCCTTAATCTCAGATGATCGTTTGATTAATTTATTTAGTTCTCTTTTTTTCATTTCGTTTTCTCGTTTTAGGTTTAGGTTTAGGTTTGTTTTTTGCTTCTTCTTCAGCCTCCCGCTCTTCAGCGATAGACAAAAGTGTTTCGAGCCTAGCCACCCTTTCGGCTGGGGTCATGTCACTGGCGGGTGATTTAGTTGTGTTCACATCAGACTTATCGGTGTAGCCATGTTTGGTTAACATTAGCTTGGCAATGTTTGGATTAAACTCTCCCTTGAGCCCCTTATCAGGCAATACAAACGCCTGTCTATCCATCAGCCTCTCTGTGATGTCCAAAAATTCTTTGTCTTTATCTTCGGCCCAGTTGTAAATTGTTGATCTTGATGTGCCTAATACCAAGGCCAGCCCTTCGATGCTTGGCATAGCGTGATCATATAACTCACTGTAATTTTCAACATAGTCCCACGCTTGGTCCTGAAGATCCTTAGTCCATTTCGTTGGTCTACTCATAAATCACCACCTGTCTAATTTCAGCCGTAGTTGATATTCGCCTTTGGTATAGGCATATTTTCTTAACGGTGTTAAACGGTACGCCAGTCTTCTTAGCAATTTCAGTAATAGTCTTGGGATTAGTTTCGTGTTCATAAGAGTCTCGCATCTGCTCAACAGTGCTATCGGAGATTCTTGTCTTTGGATGGCTTTCCCCAATTCTATTTCCTTCCTCGTCGAACGCAGCCCAGATAATTCGTTTCTTAACTTCTCGCTTTCCCCATATTCGATTACAGGTTTTGCATTCGCGGTAGGCGTAATATTTCTTAGATCGCGGAGATAATTCAATACGCCCGTGCGCTTTATCGCCACATTTAGTGCATTCCATAGACTTACCAAGCACTTAGCCATGCTGGAGTCTACTCTTTTTGTGTTTTCTTGTGAACCGTCCATTATTTAGGACCAGCTATCACATCCACTTCAGAAATATATGGTGCGTGGATCTCACCAGTCAGAAGCTCAACGACAATAACCCGTACCTCCTCAGTACGCTGAAGACAGGGGATATAACCATCAATGTACACATCCAGCCCACACCACATGGCCATCGATCTACCCTTAACATCATTCTCATGAATCATCACACACCCCTAAACGATGGGTCATCGGAAGACTCGATATCAATGCGCCCGGGAAAGTTGTTGTAAGCAATATGTTTATTAAAATTATATACATCTCATTTCTCCTCCAGTGTTTCAATAGTAATTATCGTTTGTTCCTGTTGGCCCTTCTCTTGGGTATAGGTAATTTCTTCGACTTCTTTGGCCGAATCATCTTTAAGTATTCTGGCTTTAACGAGGCCATCAATCGCTGCCTTTGCTGAGATACCGTCCGGGTCGGTGAGCCTTCTTCGAATGCTGTGGATGTGGATACGAACCCGTGAATTAAATCTCGCAAAGCTTTCCTTTCGAACGGATGCATCGCCAGAATTCGATTCCACGTTGGTAGTGGTATTGGTAAGACTATGATCGTTTTCATTTTTCATACCTTGAGCAAACCTTTATTTATTAGGATCTGCTGGGTCCGTTTTATTGCCTCGTTGAAATATTTTTCTTTTATCAATTTAGTCGGGACCGTTAGCTGTACCCGGCCATCGACAACATCATGACAGCTGGAGCAGCCATAAGCACCAAACACATCGGATGCCTTGCCACCAACACCGCCACCATCATCATGGCAAAACACCACTGTCTCAGGGTTGCGATTACACACACCCGGAATACGAATGGTGCATTCCTCACCACGAGCAGACTCTCGAATTTTCTTGCTCCTGATGATTATGTCTTTTTGTAGGCTCATGCTAGCAAGTTTACAGGTTTGTTACGAAACCCTAGAAATGTCTGCATAACTTCCTCATCGGCATCTAAACACTTTTCGCAAATATAACCTGCTAAACCACCGAAGCCATCGCCGTAAGGAAACTTTGGCACAACATCAACATCGTGCTCTAAGTCACAACCATCGCATGTATATTTTTCACTCATCTCGCTTCCTCTTCAATCTGTAAATTGACCTGCCGTGACTAAGCAGGCTCTTGGTGTGTTCCGGCCGCTGGTGAGCAAACCATAGAACCAGTGTTGGTATATCGTCGTTGTGATTCTTACCAACCAATTTGGTTAGGTCCGCCTGCAGCTGCCCGAGACATTTCACCCCATCCGCTCCCTATAATAAAATCCAGAAACAGATCTTTCCCGAACTGGTCGAGGCAGCATTTGAGTAACTCGTTTAGCGAGTGCGTTAAAGCCTTTCTTAGGGCGAAGAAGCTTCTCAAGTGAAATGATTTTTTTAATGTAAAGATGAAGTTGTATACGGCAGAAGTCATGTGAATGGCCGTTAGCTTCCACTAAAAATGATACATTTAGTGGACCAGCCAAAGTTTCTACAGTTAGTGGTTTTTTGTTAGTTTTCATTTTTAAATTCCCTCGTTTATTATTGTAAGCCTAAAATTAAAAAACCCATCGCCACAGCGCCCAACACTAAGCCAATACCCATATAATCAAGTATCTGGCCGGTGGTCAGTATGTGGAGGGATTCGCTAGATTTCGAGTTCCAGATTTTCTGAAGTAGTTCTTTGCTCATTTTATTGCCTCTCGTTTAGATTTTGATGTTGCTATTTTAATTAATTCCTGAAAACGCCTTATGTTTTCTTTTCTCTGATGCGGCGATATCTCAAACTCTTGCTTGGTAATTGCTATGTGACTTCTCGGTAACAGTGCCTTGATTACTTGTGCCGGGGTAATCCAATTAACCGATGCAGTACGGCATAGCTGCCAAGCTGCGGCTATCCGATCGCTATCTTCAGGACGTAAGCCGTGATTCCAGAAAGTCTCCAAATAAGTTTTCAATGTAATCTCAGCCGTAACCTCGTCATTAGCTGGCGCAAACGCAAGGCCAGCAGAACGAGTTTTCATAATCTCTTCAGCGATAACTTGTTTTAGCTTACTCATTTCAACCCCTTTTTCTCTGGTGGTAGTGGCTCATCCATAAACTTCTTAGCTGCTGCATACGTTCCTGTCATGCTGTTCTTTTTTGCTTTGGCTACCTTCATACTCTCAGGAAAGAACCCGGTCCACTCAGCATCCATCGCTTCCTGCACAGCTTGTGCTTGAATGTCTGCAGGATACCTCGCTAGTTTGAGCGCAGCGTTATCTGTTTTGTATGGTGGCTTCTTTATTTTCTTTCTGTATTCAATCCAAGTTTCCCAAACTGCTAAATCAAGATCTTTCAAAAGTGAGTAATCAGGATCGATGAGAGAAACGTTTTTATTTGGTTCTTGGTTATTGGTTCTTGGTTCTTGGTTATTGGTTGGTACCTCACTCGTACCACGCCCGTTTAACGCCCGTTTAACACCTGTTGAGCTCTTGTTGGATGTCTTGGGACTATCCTTTGTAGATCTTCTCTTCTTCCTTGCGGCCCGGGCAGCTGCAGAAGCTTTACCAGCCTTGCTATTAGCCTCAATCTTGGATTGGTATTTGTCTATCTCTAGGTCACATCTAACGTGCCTGTATCCATCGTCATCGATTATAAAATACTCACCCAACACACCAATAAGAGCCTCTTTTTCGTCATCTGTACGGGCCATTAGCCGCCGAGACAGGACATCAATATCAGTGGTTAGTGGTAATTCTGTGTCGTAGTAAAGATTTATTGCATCGACGTACAACGCCCGTTCAACGAGCGTTAAATGTCTCGTTGAATTATTGAAGTCGGAAATATTGAAATTGTAGTAGTGCATAACTTCCTCTATTTAGCTACGCGGCAATTGACAGACGCTATGATTCAATGGAGAATCCAGCTCTGTTGATGCGCGTCGTGGCGGTTGACAATCATTAATCATGTTTACTCTCGTTTCCGTGGTTGATGGTAGCCCGGGCACCAGTTAAATCTGGCCCGGGTTTTTCTTGTTTAGGATCTAAGCTCGTAGAAATCAGCAAAGCCCGGATACTTACTATTCCACATCCGAGTGTAGAATGGGCAGTAGCTGTTGTTCAGCTTCCATCTATCACCAGTAGCCCTTAACCCGGAGTACCAACGTAGGTGCCCAAACAGGTCACGCATGGACCCTCTTGTGCGAGCTCTGCCGATCTGCTCCTTTGTTGTTTTCTCGATCTCCTCCCAAACGTGGGGGTTCTCTTCGTGGTACTTATTGAATCGTTCCTGCCAGTTAATCTCACTCATCAATATACTCCTTGGGGATCTTAGTGCCTCGGCGTGAGGCCAGACCTATGATCTCGTTGACCCGGTTCTCTGGCAGAGGATCTGCCAAACGGTGCCAAGTTGTCTCCGCTATACCAAGATCATTAGCCATATCCGTAATAAAACGGTGGCCCAATAAATGCATTGCATCAAATTTAGTCATATCTTCACCTTAAATAATGAGCTGACATACTAGCATTACGCATTTAAGTCTTGCAAGTTATATTTCTAACCAGTATAATCGGGTCTGGTTAAACGAGAAAAGGTAAACGAGATGATAGTGACTATAGTAAAAAAGATATATGTTTGTGGTGCATGGAGGCCAGCCCTTATCAAGCCCGGTAGGAAGCTGCTTTCAGTTGTTCACCGGGTGGATAGCAAACCCGGGGTCCGAGTAACCAAGGTGCCATTAAGGTGTCTAGACAAAGTTGTGGAGCTGGCCCCATTCAAGGGCAAGCCATACCCAACCAATCGATTCGTTAAAGCCCTTGCGGCTGAGGGTCGTAAGTATGGGGTGACGGCTGAGGCTAAAGCGATCTTGGGGGGTGTGTAATGGGGACATCAATTAAACAAGCGTGTTCTGATTCCGTAGCCATCCTTAATTTGAGAGGCTGGGCTTTTGACTCACTTCAAGAGTTAAGGAAAGTGGTGGCCCACCACCCCGGCGCCGATGTTGATCCTGAGCTACACGCGAAGCTTAAGCAAGCCAAAGTATTATTGGCAGACATAGCTGGGTGTAAGAAGTGACGGTAGCTAGAAAATCAGTAGCTCGTGTCCGGTGGGAATGTCCCACCTGTGGCGCGGGCGTTCTTGCTGCCACCAAGCCACGGCGGAACAATATTGCTAGGTACTGTCTGCCCTGTTCGGGGAAAGCTGGCGTACTGGTGGAAAGATTATGCCCGACACTGGAGAGACAGCGGAAGCAGAAAGTTGACGCCAAGAAAGTCCGAGCTGAAAAGCGGCGGCTGACCCAAACCCCAAAACCAAAAACAACCAGTCGATCTTGGATGCGCGATGATAAGTACATCTATCCATCGGTGGATGGTTTGACTTTCAATGTTATGGAAGTTGCCGAGCGGATGTGTGCTAGTGGGCAATGGAGAAAGCTTTGGAATAAAGGCCGCATAGATATTATGAAAAGACTTTGGGCTCGGACCATAAAGCACCGGGGTGGTGAAGGTGAGTTTCGTGGACTGGATGGTATAAGGATTGCCAAAAGCCAAGTCAATCACTACACGACTGGCCGGGCCGCTGATTGGTATGGGGTCACGATGACTTTTGGTGAGAGCGCCAGTGCAGCGTCGATCCTTGGGACAACGCTTCATGAGCTAACCCATGTAATCCATGTTGCCCACGCCCCAACCATTAATGGGGTGCGAAGACCACATAACTTTGACTTCAATAAAATCATGCTCCGCATGGCTCGGCACTTCTGGGGGTACGACACCTCAGTGGTTGATGCTGGGTATTCAGATGGCAATGGGTATGCCCCCACACACCACCTAAATTACTGGCTGAGAGAAAGGATAATTGCCAGAGATCCAAGGGTGATGGGCTGGATTGGTGAGTAGCGAATTGTAATTAATACTTGCGAACTGTTTGGTTATTCTATACAGTAGTAATCCAGTTAAACGAGAAAAGGTAAACGAGATGAAAAATAAAAGTAAACATAGCTGGGTGAACATAGACCCAGCCAACTATGAGTATGTTGACTCCTATAGCACAAAGCCCCCACGCATTGATCCTCACAACCTTGATGGATCAATTTATCTTTTGGAGTTATGGAGAAAGCAGAGGGAAGATTTCAGGGCCAAATTTGTTGGGACACAATATCCCAGCCTGAGCCGTTGCGACTGCTGTGGAGCTCACATGATTTATGGAAACATTTTTAACCACGATAGTGGTGATCTGGTGAAGCTTGGTGAAACTTGTGCAGACAATGTTGAGTTTCATGATTCAAAACGAGATCTGGCTCAGAAGCGTTTGAGGGACCGGGCCAAAGCAGATCGCGATTCGCAAAAGAGATTGGAGGCGAGACGCATCACCCGCAGAGAGATGATTAATGAGTTGAAAACCAATCCTGAATTCAGGGAGGCTTTTAAAATTCGCAAGCGAAACGATTTCATCTACGATCTTTTGTGGAAGCGGATTCAAGGCTATAAGTGGACGGAACGACAGGAAGAGGCTTTCTACGAAGCGGCCAAGAAGCAGGTTGAGTTTTACGACAAAAAACAGATCGAACTTAATGAGCGAGAAGCAAAACTTGCCACCGCACCGAACCTTACAGAAGGTAAGCAGTCAATCACTGGGAAGGTGATTGGTAAAAAGTGGAAAAGCGATGACTGGGGTTGTACTTTGAAAATCATTGTTGAGCTAAGTGATGGCAACCGTGTTTGGGGAACAGCTCCAGCAAAGGTGCTAGAAACTATTGATGAGGAAGATGGGGTTAAGGTTACTTTTACTGCATCAGTTATTGCCAGTGACAATGACCCTCATTTTGGTTTTTTTAAGCGCCCAACTAAAGCATCATTAATCTAATATACTTGAACACTTACGGAGAAACGAGATGATTAAACTAAATGTAAAACCTACGACAAAACCTACGACCAAGGGTCAGTTCACGGTCACTAATAATATCAACGATCGAGAGTTCTACTTTGTAGAGAAGGGTGGAATATTCCGTGAGATCGACAACGATGGCCGGGCTCTTACCCGGGTAATTGATACCCGCACCAAGCTCATTCAGCACCTTAAGGACCGTGTTGTCAATAAACCGGGGTTTCTGGTTCATTACTTTGAGCCCAAGCATACAGATCGGCCAGCGAACAAAATGTCAACTCAAGCCGAGCAGGTTGGCGCAAGTGTCGATGATTTTGATCTTGATGATAATGAGATTACCGACATCGTTGATGCGTGTTTTTCTGATGAGATCGATTTGGCTGCTTTGATTGTTATTGCTAGGGCCATAAGAGCCCGAGGTGAGGAGTGGCTTGAGGATAAAATTGAGAAGCATACAAACGACTTGATCGACGAAGAGTCTGCCCGGGGTGACTGGGGATACGAGCAAGAAAAAGATCGCCGTTTAAATGCGGCAGGAGAATAAAATGGGAAAAGAATTAAAGCTAAATCCAACTGCGGTTGGTCTGGATGAATTCATTCAGGTGAATGCTGGGAAACAATTTTCGGTGTCGAATGATCAGAATCTAAACTTCGATACGGAGAAGCGGTTCGCGGTCCAACAGATCATGAAGAACGACTACAGTCTGGGTGCGGCGAGAAAGAACTCTCAAAGCGTTGTGAACGCAGTAGAGAATATATCGGCCATTGGCCTGTCTCTTAACCCAGCGTCTGCTCACGCCTATCTGGTGCCCCGTGACGGAGCCATCTGCTTAGATGTGAGCTACCGGGGGATCATCCAGCTGGGCACCAATGCTGGTGTTGTGGAGTGGGTTCGCGCTGCAGTTGTATATGCAGATGACAACTTCATCTATCGCGGCCCAGCTAAAGAGCCCGAGCATATCTCAAACCCATTCGCTAAGAAGGATGACCGGGGTGAGGTTATTGGAGCCTACTGTATTGCCAAGACCAAAGCCGGGGATATTCTATGCGAAGCAATGTCTCGAGAAGAGATCGATGAGATAAGGGGTGTATCTAAAGCTGGTCAGTCTGAGTATGGACCTTGGGTTAATTACTTCACCGAGATGTGCAAGAAGACTGTGATCAAACGCGCATCTAAAACGTGGCCCTATTCAGGTGGTCGGGTGCAGCTCGATCGTGCCGTTGAGATTGCCCATCAGGCCGATGGATTCTCATCAACAATTGAGCGTGAGCCCAGTGAGTTTAAGCATAGCCCGGAGCAGTACGTTTACTTTGAGGAAGCGTTCACCGCTGGCAGTGGCTTTGATTTGTATCTGATCAAACGGACCGTTGATAATGAGCTGTTCGCTGGCTTGGTGGGCTCCCTATTAAGCACCGTTCCACGAGGAACTAAAGCCACTGAAGATAAGCGGCTCACAGCACTACTGGCTGACGGTGAAAAACTTTATCAGGATACTTGGCCAGCAATCGACGAGGCTTTCCTTGGTGATGATAAGCTGTATCTAATATCACTGATTGAAGACTTCTCCCGCAGTCAAATCGAAAAGCTTCTGGAAGAGCTGAACACTGATTGTGCTGACTGGGCGATATCTGTAATCGAAGACCCTTCCTATATGGAAGATAACGTAAAACTTGTAGAGGAATTATAAAATGGCGTCACGTGGAATTAATAAAGTAATAGTGCTTGGTAATCTGGGCAAAGATCCTGAGATTCGTTATGCGGCTAATGGTAGCGCGATAGCTAGTTTCAGTATTGCCACATCTGAAAGCTGGAAGGATAAAAACTCTGGCGAGAAGGTTGAGAAAACCGAGTGGCATCGTGTCTCAGCCTTTGGAAAGCTGGCTGAGATTATCGGTGAGTATTTGAAGAAAGGCTCTCAAGTTTATATAGAGGGAAAGTTGCAGACCCGGAAGTGGCAGGATAAGTCTGGTGCCGACAGGTACACCACTGAGATAGTGGCGAAAGATATGGAGATGCTAGGCAGTAAAAACTCTGGGAATAGTGGGGCACCTGAAACCAAACGGGAACTTCAGCAAGAAGCTTTGGTTTATAACAAGCCAGATTTCGATGACGAAATTCCATTCTAATTGCATAAGGGAGAAACGAGATGAAAAAAATAACAGAACCACAGCAGAAGGTCTTCGAATTTATCAAGGCTGAGATTAGGCGCAACCAGCGCCCACCGACCGTATCGGAGATAGCCAATCAATTCCACTGGAAATCACCCAACGCAGCGTGGTGCGTCCTTTGTGCGCTGCAGAAGAAGGGCTACATAAAACTTGCTAACGACAACAAGGCGCGTGGAATTAGGGTGATAAGATGAAGATGACCAACAAGCAGCGCGGATCTTTGCATGTCTGGCTGGACCAGTGGGCTTTTGCGCTACGCGAAGAGGGTGTGACTATGGATTTAATTGTCCGCACCCTAGCCACCAGAAGCATAGAAGCGAAGCCAACTAAAATGCTACTCAAGGAGCTGGTGTGGAAACCAGTTCAAGAGAAGTTAGCTGCAGTGATGTCATCCGAGAAGATGGAGACAACAGATTTGGATTATATCAGCGAGGCTTTATCAAAGTGGAGTGCCCAAGAGTTTGGGGTAGCATCTCCGCCATGGCCCAGCGAAGAAACGCTAATGCGAAAGCAGCTGGATGGAGGCAAGAATAATTCGCTGTAACCTGAGTGAGCTGTTGTCGGCTAATAATCTCGGTGTACGGCATAGCCTGAAGTCACTAGGAACTCATTTATAAATACGCCGTTGTGGTAAATGTCCACTAATAAGCGACCGTACTTACCTGTTTTATCTAGGTAAGTTTTCACGGTTACCTCTTGGTCTAATATCATATTTCTAAGGAAGTCTCTGGCTAGTTTCCCTTTAGCTTTCTCCTCTCCACGCATCTCCGGGGTATCAATCCCCATGAGCCTGCACTTCTCCCTCTCGAGCGTGACAAAACATCCTAGCTTAATGTCCAGCGTTACCGTGTCCCCGTCATATATTTTAACCACCTTCGCTTTGTATACGTAGTTTACTTTTTTCTTTTGTTTTCCCATGTAATCCAGCCCCCCATCCGCACTCCGTAGTAAAGCGCGTAGCGCGTTATAAGCCCAACACCTAACACCCCCATAGCCTCAAAGAATATATCGTCAGACTGCCGCCTCGTGCGCGACTGAGAGGTGTATAGAAAGTCGTGCAGTATGGCTGCTGCACTGTAAGCACCCATCGGGGGCCATATAGCCCAAAGAAATCTAGGGATAGATGCAAAATCTGTAATAAACGGAGCCCTTATTGTTACCCGATCCGCCGAACGAGAGTGGCCTACGTCATACGAGATATCGTCATACAGAATAAACCTTCTGTAATTAGTGCCGGGTATTGCCCGCATCAACGGGGGTCTTTCAAGGAACCCACTGGCCCTAACTGCCGGTAAATAGGTATCGTCGATAATTGAAACACGAGTGGCGGTAACCTGATTTGATACAGCCTTTACGCTCAATTAACACCCACTGGAATAGTCACAGATGCGTTGACATTGTTGTCGGATTCATCAGTGCCGTTGTTTATCAAACCGTCTTGGTCATTGTAGTTGTCTCCATTGCCGGACTTGAGTCCAGTCGGGGCGACAGCATCAACGCCAGCCGTTGCGTTTGCATTAGCTCTGCCAATGTTGAGCGCGTTGTTTCCGTTAGTTCCGCCTCCAGCCGCGCCACTAGCACCACCTTCACTTCCTTCACCACCAATTGGGTTACCAGTTTCAGTTGTAGCTAGCCCGCCTGTCCCACCTGCACCGCCGGGTGCGCCTTGTGAGGCATATTGGGTGGATTGACTTACGTTGCCCACGGTGTATTCATCACCCGCCGAATCAAATCCTGCCTCTAAAACATCACCAGCCGTTTTGATCCCCAGACCTATTACCGTTGAACCTATTAAGTCGCCGGTAATTCCAGCTTGTGCCTTGGCTTGAGCTATGTCTCGGTCAAACATATTGGTCTGCGAAATTGCAGAACCATTCAAACATGGGTTCATCTGGATACCCGCAGCCATCCCCATAGCAAAAGCTACTTCCCCGATTTCGCTCAAGGCTTCCATGTTAAAAGTACAGTTTGGCACAACAGGGTCTGCTTTAGCATTGCTGATAGCTTGTTGCCCCATAGTGCTTGGAGTATGTTCAGTGACCGTGACGCTTTCAACTGTTCCATCCAGCCTGTAAGAAGTCGTTGTGACTTCCAGCTTTTTGTCCAGAAACTCTGGATAGCTTGCACAGCCTGCCAGCGTTATGACTATCCCAGATAATAAGATTCTATTCACCAGAATCACGCCCAAGTTTTGCACGAATTGCGGCTAATCCACCACCCACAAATAACCAATTTAGAACATCCATAAATGATTGATCGCCATTTATGATCCCAGATACTTGAGCCATTACCAGCCCGACAACTGCTAAATAAGTTTTCTTACCTCTTAAAAATTTCATATTAAGTTCCTGATGCTTTGCATCGCTTTAATTAAATCAGCTTATATATCTTTTTGATCTTTTTTTAGGTTTAGGCTTAGACTTAGGTTTAGATTTCATTTTTTTGCTCCGGGTTGTTGAAATGATTTTCTGCAAATATAGCAGCTTGGGAAACGTGCCTTGCCAATATCCCGTTAATAAATTCCTCTTGCTCTGGATACCTAACTGCTTGATCTTGCCAATGCGATAAAATGTTCGATCCTAATAGCAACAAGCAAGGCCACTCACTGCGGCTCTCGATCCACGCAGTAAGTGCATCAATCGTTTTGTTCCCAATTTTACCATCAAGCACAATATCAGGCCAATCGCGAGCGTTGCGATTAGTAACATTGCAACCAGTCTGCAAATACATAGAAGCATCCTTAACCCCCTTGTTGACTGCGATGTCATAAAGATAATTAGCTATCTTTTGACTTGGAATATCATCGCCTTTAATCTTATCCCAAAACTCACGCTTATAAAAGTCAGTGACCATTGGTGCTAACCTATCATGATCGATGATCTTATTTGGCGTAGCCCGAAACTCTGGATGCTGCTTGTGTCCGTCTACGTGCGCCCATACGCCCTCCATAGGATGCCAGCGGCGAGAGATGCCACAATAGGTTTCGCCTCCCCTATCGGCCCTCTGATCGGTGTACTGCCCCTCATGCTGGAGAGTAGTTACACTAGCTTCATCGAAATTAGCCAAGGCAACCTCCGTGCCTAATCAACTTGTTCAGGAATCTCTATTCCCTCAAGTTTGGTTGCGATTCTGTCAAGTAATATATTAGCCCTGTCCATCTGCCTATCCATCTTTTCAACCGATGCCTTATTACGTTCAACATCTCCATCC